CAGGTATCCATGCCTCTTATAGATTCATCCCTTTACGACTGTATTGTGGATACAGGGGATCGACTCCTCAGAGTACAAATAAAATCATCTACTAAAACCCCAGAAAGTAAAACCAGGCAAAACGTACATATTCCCCTACAAAACAATAAACGTAACTACACTAAAGACAAAATTGACTACTTTGCTGTCTGGTCTGATTTTTTTAATGGTTGGTTTATTTTTAAAAATACTGGAAAAATGCAATCTATAAGAGTTTCACTTACAGGAAAAAACAAAAAATATTTTAATAACTTTGCATTTAAAGAATGATTTCATAATCGTAATTTTGTTTGGTTTGTTTAAGGAGAGAGCGCTACAATTACTGTGGCGCTTTTTTTTTATCTTTGTTGTAAATTATATAGTATGAAAATCAAAATGACTAGAGATGTCTATTCTGGGCCAGGATGGCGCAAAGAGGGTGACATTGTTGATCTGGATCCTAAGATAGCAAAGCACTATATTAGAAAAGGAATAGCTATAGAATACAAAGAGGAAAAGGCTGTAAAAGAAACCAAAGAGGCCAAAGCTCCTAAAAAGAGAGTAACTAAAAGTAAAAAATGATGCACGATATTAAGGTCAACTCTGTAACTGGCAGCGAGGTATTAACTACACAAAACGTAAAAGATTTTGTGCGCATCGACACTAGCGCTGATGATACTATCATAGATCAAATGATCACTACTGCCAGAGAATGGTGTGAAAACTATATCGGAAAAGATATAGTCGCTAAAAATAGAACATTCTACCTCCAGGAGGTTGACCAGCGTTTTACTTTGCCTTTTGCACCAGTAGCATCTATCAGCTCAGTAACCTCTGAGGGAACTGCTATAGATTATGACACCTATGGCCTGGATGATACTATGGTAGAAATAAAGAGCCTACCAGCTAAAGAGGTCAAGGTCACCTATGTAACTAGCGGACTCACTCATGAGCTTGTAAAGCACGCCATACTACACCTAGTGTCAAGCCTTTATGATTATAGAGCTGACTTTGTAACTGGAACTATAGTAGCAGAGGTGCCTGTAAAGACTAAGGACATACTACAATCCTTTAAAACAATGTATTTCTAAATGAGTGCTGGTAGATTAAATACTAGAATTGAGGTCAAAAGATTGACTAAAACAGCTGATGGCTATGGCGGATACACCTCTACAAATGCAACTGTAGAAACGCTATGGGCAAATAAAAAGGATATAAAGGGCGAAATAAAAGACACTGAGGGTAAAAGAGGCCGCCATGTTTTAATTGAATTAGAGCTAAGGAAAAAGGCCGCTGATCAGATCCAGGATAATGATCTGTTAAAGATAGAGGGCAAAGATGGCCTGTATCGCATAAATGGTTTTTATGATAGTGAACAGGATTTTTTTACTACCATACAAGCCACTAAATTAGATTAATGAAAATAGAGCTAGATAAAAACAGCTATAATAAGCTCCAGGGCAAACTCATAAAGCTAAAGGCTATAGATAAAACAGCGCTTTCTACTGAGATAGGAAAAGGCGCTTTAAAGATGGCCAGAGAAATGAAAAAAGTTGCGCCAGTTGACAAAGGTCATCTAAGGAGAAATATTAAAGCTGTAGTAAATAATAAACAAGCTGAGATCAGATCTGATGCTAATTATTCTGGCTTTGTAGAATTTGGTGGCGGAACGCCCAGCCCAAGAAAAAATGGTAATGCTGAGATCCCATTTTTTTACCCTACTGTAAACAAGGGAATAAAAGAAATGATGACCAGTATAGATAACACAATAAAAAAACTACTTAAATGAATGAGGCCATACACTTTATTAGGAGGGCAATTATAAGCCGCCTAACGGATGCAATTACTGTAAATGGTAGTTATGTGCCAGTTTATAATAGAGTGCCTAATGATGCCTCTGAGCCATATATACGAGTCTATTCCGTAACCTCTACTGAGGTAGATCAAAACTCTGATAATTTTATGCTAGACTGTTCTACTAGAATCGAGGTAGTAACATCTTTTGTAGGTGATGATGGCGGAGAGTTGCAAGCTAACCAGATCACCTCTGAGATATTGAATTTGATTCGCACCAGATCAGATAGCTATTTTGACTTGAGTTCTGATGGTTTTAATGTTTACACTTGCACCAATGAGGGTACTAATTATCTTTATGAGGATGGCGGTGATAAAACATATTTTAGAGCTATTTTAAATATTTCTAATCGTGTTGAGCAAATTAGTTAATATGGCGGATTTAAAAATTTATATACTGGCTTTTGTCAGTTTAATTATTGGTGGTATCCAGGCCATTAATCCCTGGGTACAGTTTTTAGTATTGGTTTTGACAGTTGTTTCATTATTAGTTAAAATAAATAAAGATTTAAAAAAGTAATTATATGTCCCCAAAAATTGATATTAATAACGATGGAAAAGCGGATTTTTCCATAAACATTACACAAATAATCACAATAGCTGCAATGTTTGCATCTATTATAGGATCCTATTATACTCTAAACGCTAGAATTGATGCAGTGGAAACCGCTGCTGCAAAGCTAAAAGAGAATGAACAAAAATATACCTGGCCAGCTCAAAGAAAATTAGAGGCAGAAATGAAAGAGATGGAACTCGAAATGCGTGCCTTTATGAAAGACATTGAGTACCTACAAAAGGATAAACGTAGGTGAGGACAGGAACTGTAGGCAGTACGTTAAATTTAAATAATACTAATACAATAAATATGGACACTTTAATGATTATAATTGCTGGAGTAATTTTTATCTCGGCTATTGCTATGATTTTAGCATCTCGCAAAATTGTCAAGGATGACAATAATAATAAGATCCCAGACTGGGTAGAGCAGAAATTTGCAGATTTAAAAGATGAAATCAAAAAACTTAAAAAATAAGCAATGAGATATATCAGCAAACACATCAGCTGGAGGGAGGCGAGTCATTCAGCGACAGCGGAGAAAAAAGAGATCGACAATACACCACCAGAGGTGGCTGTGCAAAACATGAAAAAACTTGCCAAAAATGTATTCGAGCCGCTCAGAGAATGGGCAGCAGAGCCGATTCGTGTAAATAGTTTTTATAGATCGCCAGATCTTTGTGATGCAATCAGATCTAAACGTACATCTCAACACACTAAAGGGCAAGCTATTGATATAGATGCAACTGGTATGAAAACTAATGCAGAGTTATTTAATTACATCAAAGATGAATTAGATTTCGATCAATTAATCTGGGAGCATGGTGATGATGAAAATCCAGACTGGATCCATGTATCTTATGTAGGCCCAAGTGGAAATAGAAAAAATGTACTCAGAGCTGTAAAAAAAGGGCGTAAAACTACATACGAGTTATATGATTAAATTTTTATTATCTCTACTGGGCAAAGGCGATAAAGGTAACACCAATCTAGGTGGCCTAGCTTTAGATATTCGTGAGGCAATCAAAGGAAAGGAAATGGATCCTCAACGCCTTATAGAACTCCAGGCAGAGATTAATAAAGTAGAGGCTCAGAATAGGAGTATTTTTGTTAGTGGCTGGCGGCCTATGGTCGGCTGGATTTGCGCAGCTGCTTTTGGCTTTCATTATATAGTAATGCCATTGCTGATAGCTTATACTGACATTGATCCAGTAGAGTTTGACACTAACAGCCTTTTCACAGTACTAATGGGAATGCTAGGTTTAGGTGGACTTAGAACATACGAAAAGCTAAAAGATAAAACTAAGTGATGGGCAAAGCATTAAATCGTAGAGGTAAATATAGTCACTGCACCAGAGCGCAAAAGCAAGGCAGAAATAAACCAGCTAAAAAGAAATAATATGGCTACACAGGAATTATATAGTGCTAACAATTTTTATAGATTACAGTTTGGCGATTTTGGGTTTAGACACCTAGATTCTAACAATACAAATACTACTCCAGATGGAGAGCATTATGGTTTGATAGAGTCACTAGGAAACACTACTTTGACTTTTACAAACCTTACTAATGGAGGTGATACCACAGTGACATTAACACTAAAAGATTTCCATTCTATTAGAGGTCACATGACCGATATTACTGTGACTGCTGGAGAGTGCATAGCATACCTTAGAAAATGATTAAATTTGTAGAAAATACATAGATGGCTACATTCACTGGAAATAAAATAAAAGATACCTATCAATCAATAGTTAAAGCTATAGATAATGATGAGGTAGGCGGAACTGACAAACAGCTAACTGATGGAGTTGGCAATGAATTAGGACTCCATGTAAATACATCTGGTGATTTAAGAGTCGAGGGTGATCTCAGAGTTGATGGAACTATAAAAGATTCTCTAAACTCGCCAGGCACAAATGGCCAACTATTAAGCAGCACACTTACAGGAACTGACTGGGTAGATGCTAGCACATTTTCAGTGACATCATTAACAGGGGGAACTGGTATAGATGCTGATTACAGCCAAGGCGATGTGACTATTTCTCTAAATACAGAGGATTTCCAGGATCTTATAGGCGCTATGGTTTCTGGTAATACAGAAACAAATATCACAGTAACCTATGATGATACTAATGGAAAGTTAAATTTTGAGGTTACTGATTTAGGCGAAACCTACATCGCTGATGAGGTTACTTTAAATCTAGATGGCAGCAATCAATTTGCTGTAGCTGATGGCGGAATAGATACTGATCAACTAGCCTCAGATGCTGTTACAGATGATAAAATAGCAGCTAACTCAGTGGGCGCTAGTGAATTAAAAGTAGATGGGAACGGAACTGCACTAAAAGCATTATTATCTGATGGGGATGGCACTTTTTCCTGGGTTGATGTAGTTAGATCAATAGCCACTGACTCAATAATAGCAGCTAATGTAAATACAGGAGCTGTTACATTATCACTCGCAAATAACTCAATAGGAGCTGATCAGTTAAATGTATCTGGAGATGGATCGCCTGGTCAAGTTTTAACATCTGATGGCGATGGATCATTTAGCTGGGATGATGTTTCTGGAGGCGGTGGTACTACAAATGTAAACTTAGAGATTTATAGAGATAACTTTACAGCGGATGGAACTGACTACCAGTACACGCTGTCACAGTCAGTATCAGATGAGAATGACATCCAGGTTTATTTTGATGGGGTATATCAATCAAAAGATAATTTCTCTGTATCTGGTACTACTTTAGATTTTGGTACAGGAAATGAGGTAGAATCTGGAGTAGAGATAGAGGTAATAACTTTTGGAGCTACCTCAGTAACATTATTAGGCGGCTCTGGATCAACAAACTTTTTACCAATATTTACAACATCAACTGAGGTAGGAAACTCTAGTATTTCCCAGGCTAACAATATTTTAGATGTAGATTTAAATGGAGCTGTAACAATTCCAGTAGGTACTACAGCAGAGCGACCAGGAACGCCAGAGGTAGGAATGTTTAGATATAATACTACCTTAAATCAATATGAGGTTTATGATGGCTCTAGTTTTGTAGAATTAGGTAATACTTATACAGCTGGACAGGGAATAGCTCTAGATGGATCTAATGAGTTTACAGTAGCCGCTGGAAATGGATTAACACAGGAAACAAATGGACTAGCTCACGATGATACATCTAGCCAGGCATCTTTAACAGCAAGCTCCAGAACTTATGTAACTGGCGTGACTCTAGATACTTTTGGTCATGTTACAGGATTAACAACTGCTACAGAAACTGTTACAGATACAACATACAGCGCTACTGGCAATGGTTTAGATCAAGCTGGTACTGTATTTAGTCACGCTAATACCTCATCTCTGGCCTCTACATCAAACTCTGGTAGAACATATATCCAGAATGTAACAGTAGATGAATTTGGACACCTTACAGGAGTCACTACTGCTACAGAAACTGCTGGCGATGCTAGTACATACACTAATGGAAATGGTTTAGAATTATCTGGATCAAATGAGTTTAGTGTGGCCAGTCAAATATATGGGCCAACTATAATAGGTAGCTCAAATGATACGTTTATTTATTGGAATGAGGATAACTCAATTCAGTTTTTCATAAATAGTAATTATGTAGCTAAAATGGAGGCTGATGGCGATTTTCACGCTGATGGGGATGTGGTGGCCTATTCAAGTTCTACCTCATCTGATGAGCGCCTAAAGGATAATATTAAGAAAATAGAAAATGCCTCAGATAAAATAAAAGAGCTTAAAGGAATTGAATTTACCTGGAAAAGAAATGGCAAAAATGGAGGCGGTGTAATCGCCCAGGATGTCGAGAAAGTTCTACCAGGAGCAGTTAAAGAGGTCGAATCTCTAGAGGGTGATCAGAGCTATAAAGCAGTTGACTATAATGCTATTATAGGACTCCTAATAGAAACAAACAAAGAACTTTTAGAACGTATTGAGAAACTAGAAAACAAAGGATAATGGCACTACCTAGCAGCGGTCAATTAAGTTTATCAGACATTGCTACTGAGTACAGTGTAGCTCAATCCAATATTAAACTAGCTACTATGTCAGTGGATATAGGATTAACACCTCAGCACGCTGTATCCGAGTTTTATGGTAGATCAGCTGGTCCTAGTTTTACGCCTCTAAGTTATACAGCAGTAGCACAGGGATCCGCTATGGAAACTTGGAGGGTATTCTACAACAATGGTAGGTGGCATATCACAGGACAGGACTCCGATGGCGAGTATGATATTTCAGATAACAATGCTAGTTCTTTTACTAATCTAAGTAACAGTATTAGATTAAATGGATCACTAGCTTTTAATGGCGATACAGTTTGTGCTATAGATTTATCAGCGGATAATGATGATTTTAGGATATTTAGATCTACTAATAATGGCACTAGTTATAGTACTGTTTTTACAGATACAAATGGTAATTACACAAATACTAGAGTAGGTCCTCATATTTTTTATCATGGAAATAACCGCTGGATAGCTTTTAGTAATTACACAAATTATTTATCTACAGACAATGGGCAAACTTGGACAATCAAATATGGTCCTGGAGTTGGACAATTTGGAGGAGGCGCACAATCTGGATCTAGAATTATAGTAAATGATAATGATAATTTTTATGTAAGCGATCAAGGCTTTGGAGGTTATAACGTAATTTCTTTGCCTTATGTTTCTGGTAGTAAATACATACCAAATAATATCGCTCATGATGGGAATGGCACTTGGCTAGCCTGGCGTTATTATCCAGCTGGTAGAATGTTAAAATCAACAAATAATGGAACTACCTGGAGCGCAATTAGCACAGATTTACCAGCCTATAGCAATGGCATACCTTTAAAATATCAACAGGGTACTTATGGTGATAATCAATTTCATATTGTAGCTTGCTCAACTAGTTTTACTAATAGGGCTGGAGGCGTATTTAGTTCTAGTAATGATGGATCTAATTTTGATTTTACTGAGTTGGTAGCTAGTTTTCATAAAGGTGCATCTGGCATACACCACAATGGTACAGATATGGTGGCTGGGCATTTGTTTACTCATTATAAATTCAATTAAAAAGATTAATTTTGTATAAATTAGAATTATGGCAGTAACTAAGGTAACAACAAAGGTTTTAGCGGATGATGCGGTAACTATTGACAAAATAGCGGATGCTGCTTTAGTAACTGAAACTGAGGGTATATCATCTAATGATAATGACACTACAATACCTACCTCAGCTGCTGTAAAAGATTATGTAGATACCCAGGATGCTACAAAAGAGGACACTATAACTGGAGCTGCCACTACAATAACTAGCAGCGATTTAACAGCCTCTAAGGCGCTTGTTTCAAATGCAAGTGGAAAAGTAGCCGCTAGCACAGTAACTGATACTGAGCTAGGTTATCTGTCTGGAGTAGGTTCTAATATCCAGGATCAATTTGATGCGCTTACTGATAATGATACTACATACACCATAGCAGCTGCTGATGGCGATAACACAGATGAGGAAAAAATAGTTTTAACTGGTACAGATTCTACAACTGACACAATAGTCCTAGAGGCTGGAACTGGTTTATCTATTTCTAGAACTGGCGATAAAATTACTTTTACAAATACTGTTACAGATACTGATACAGTTTTAACTGCTGAACAAGTTGAGGATATTGTAGGTGCTATGGTTTCCTCAAATAGCGAAACTGGGATAACAGTCAGTTATGATGATACAAACGGAAAAATAGATTTTTCTGTAGATTCTCAAACAGATGAGAATTTCACCACTACTTTAAAAACAAAATTAGATGGAATTGCAGCTGGAGCTGAGGTAAATCAAAACGCTTTCTCTACTATTGCAGTAAGTGGGCAAACCTCAGTCAATGCGGATTCTAATACTGATACTTTAAATTTAGCTGCTGGTACTGGTATTACACTTACCACAGATGCTGGATCAGATACAGTTACAATAACATCAACTGCTACAGGATCAGTTACTGAGGCATTTAAAACTATTTCTGTAAGTGGTCAAAGCGATGTAGTCGCTGATGGCGCTACAGACACTTTAACGCTTGCTGCTGGATCTAATATCACTTTAACTACTGATGCCTCTACAGATACAATTACAATAGCATCTACAGCCTCTGGAGGTGGTGGTGGATCTGTTAATGTAGTAACTACTCAGTACACTGGGGATGGATCAACTCAAGGTTTTGCATTAGATAGTACGCCAGGTGATAATGATGCTGTCCAGGTTTATTTAAATGGTGTTTACCAGGTTAAAGATGCTGCAAATTATTCAATAAGTGGATCGACTCTAACGTTTGTTACACCACCCACCAACTCCACAGCGATAGAATTGGTCCACTTTATTTCAGAGGCAGCTACCTCTTTAGATGCAGTACAAAAAACAGGCGATGGCACTACACAAACTTTTGATTTAGGTTATACAATAACTGATGAGAAATATACGTTTGTATTCATCCAGGGAGTTTACCAGGAAAAATCTACATACACTACTAGCGGATCCTCAATAACATTTAGCATACCGCCTCAGAATGGATATACCATAGAGGTAATGGTTTTTGGTACAAGTTCTATCTCTGCTGGTGGCGGAGGTATTGCCTGGGATTCTACAGTACAAACAGGAAACTTTGGAGCAACCGCTGGCGCTGGTTATTTTGTAAATACTACAAGTGCTGCAATTACTGTAACATTACCTAGCTCACCTAGCGCTGGTGATGAGGTTACTATAGTTGATTACGCTGGTACTGCTGACACTAACAATATCACAATAACATCGAGTGATAATATTAATGGCTCATCTGTTGATGCTACTATAAATTACGAAAGAGGTGGAGTATCTATGGTTTATGTAGATGCTACTCAAGGATGGATAGCTTATAATGCCGCTAATGAAACTGCTACGGCTTTTAATACATTTATACCTATTACTGTTGATTATTTAGTAGTTGCTGGAGGTGGAGGCGGTGCTGGTACTTATGTTGGACCAGGAGGGGGTGCTGGAGGATTGCGTACCTCTTATGGATCCACTAGCGGTGGAGGCGCATCAGCTGAAACATCTTTAACATTAGAAACAAGCACAAATTATAAAATTAGTGTAGGAACAGGAGGCGCTGGTGGAGTTACAGCTGGATCAAATGGAGAGGGATCTGTGGGATCAAACGGAAATGATTCTTATATACAAACAGATGCAAGTGTAGATATTATTCGATCAGATGGTGGTGGGGGCGCTGGAGCTTACTCTACAACGGCATCAATTCAACAGGGTAGTGATGGAGGTTCTGGAGGTGGTGGATCGCATAGTACCACTATAGATAATGGTGGATCTGGAACATCTGGACAAGGTTATGATGGAGGCGCAGGTCACTCTAGCGCTCCATACTCTGGTGGTGGTGGTGGAGCTGCTCAAGCAGGTGGTGATGCAAGCGCTGGCTCAACTGATGGAGGTGATGGATTAGTTGTAGGCATTTTAAGCGCATCAAATGCTACAACCGAATCAGTTGGAGAGGTTTCTGGATCTAACGTTTATTATGCTGGAGGTGGAGCTGGTGCAAATTATGTTGGTGCATCGCCAAACACAAGAGGAATTGGAGGACTTGGTGGTGGAGGCAGTCAGCCAAGCTCGTATGGGCAAGGTGAAAATGGCGCACCAAATACTGGAGGGGGAGGTGCTGGATCTGAAAGAGGATCAACTGGTGATACTAAATATCCAGGAGGTAATGGAGGCTCTGGAGTAGTTATATTACGTTATCCAAGTGGTTATTCAATATCTGAAACAACCTCTGGAGGCAATGTACTAACTTTCAATACATATACAGAGGGTAGTGGTAGTTATAATGTAACAGTATTCACAGCTGGAGAAAACGGAACTATACAATTTAGCTAATAAAACGTAACTATGGCACAAACGAAAGTAAAAGAGGGTTTAATAGATGCAACGCTAGGAGGTGGAATAACTTGGGATAGCACAGCTAAAACAGCTAATTTCGCAGCTACTGCTGGCTCTGGATATTTAGTTGATACCTCTAGTAGCGCCATAACTGTAACGCTGCCTAGTTCACCCAGCGTAGGTGATGAGGTAACGCTAGTAGATTATGGTGCTAATGCTGCAACTAATAACATTACTATAACCAGCTCTGATGATATTGAGGATTCTACTAATGATGTAAAAATAGATTATAATAAAGGATCTGTAGTGTTATTTTATTCTGGCGCTACAAAGGGATGGCTTGTAAAATCAGCCGCTAATGAAACTGCTACAGCTTTAATTGATAACCCGCCAACTTTTTCAGTAGATTATTTAATAGTAGCTGGCGGTGGCGGTGGCGGTGGCGGTAACTTACCAAACGGCGGTAATGGAGGTGGTGGCGGTGGCGCTGGAGGATTGAGATCTACAGTAGATTCATCTGGAGGCGGTGCAAGTGCTGAAACATCATTAAATATTGCACCCTCTACTGATTATATTGTAACAGTAGGTCCTGGTGGTAGCGGAGGTGCTTATGGTAGTTCTGGAACAAATGGTACTGATTCTGTATTTTCTACTATAACATCTGTTGGAGGTGGTTATGGTGGTTCAAATGCGGATGGTGCATCTGGCGGCTCTGGTGGTGGTGGAGGTGGTGATATTTTAGGAACTACATTTGTAGGCGGTACAGCTACAAGTTCACCAGTACAGGGTTATGATGGTGGAGATGGTGATAATACAACTAGCTCACCATATAATTACTGGGGAGGTGGAGGAGGTGGTGCCTCTCAAGCTGGTAATGATGGTAATAATTATAGTACAATTCCAAATGGTGGAGATGGTTTAGCTGTTTCTATAACTGGTTCATCTTTAACATACGCTGGAGGTGGTGGAGGTGGTAACTGGTCCGATTCTAATAACACTACACAATCATCTGGAGGAGCTGGCGGAGGTGGTAATGGCTCTGTAAGAACGACTAACTCTAGTGGGTTTAATGGCACTGATAATCTCGGCGGCGGCGGCGGCGGTGGAGGTGCTGGAGGCTCTGGTGGAAATGGAGGCTCTGGAGTTGTAATATTACGCTATCCAAATACATATACTATAAGTGAAACAACCTCTGGAGGGAATGTATTATCATTCACTACAGCTACAGTTGGCAGTGACAAAGTAACTACATTCACAGCTGGAGATGGAACTATAGAATTTTCGACATAATAAAAATTAATAATTAATAATAACAAAGATGGCACACTACGCATTACTAAACTATCAAAACATAGTTACTAAAGTTTGCACAGGCAAAAATGAGGATGAAACCGATACTAACATAGAATTGGTTTATCAGCATATGTTTGGACAATTATGTAAACGTACCTCTTATAATACAAGAGGCGGAGTACATTACGATCCTGTAACAAATGAGCCTAGTGCGGACCAATCAAAAGCATTTAGAAAAAACTATGCTGGGATAGGTTATACCTATGATCATAGCCGAGATGCTTTTATTCCGCCAAAACCATTTGATAGCTGGGTTTTAAATGAGTCTAGCTGTTTATGGGAGGCTCCTGTAGAGTATCCAGATGATGGGCAAATGTACACCTGGAATGAGGATACTACTAGCTGGGATTTGGTAACTGAATAATAATTTTTAAAATATTACAATGGCGTTTACAAAGGCAACATATGACTATTTAGATTCTGGAGGGTTAATTAAGTGGATTACAACTGCTCAAACAGCTACTTTTGATGCTGTAAGTGGTGAGGGATATTTAGTAGATACCTCATCAGCGGCTGTAACTGTAACTCTACCAGATGCTCCAAGTGCTGGGGATGAGATTATCATAGTAGATTACGCCTCAAACGCTGGTACAAATAACATTACGATAGATCCTGGATCTCTAAACCTTAGAGGCGCTACTGATGATTTAGTGCTTTCTACCAATAACCAAACCGCTAGGCTATTATATTCTGGCGCTACTAAAGGCTGGTTAGTTACTACTGAGGCTGGAGGGGCTGCTGCTGCTGCTACACCAGATTTAACAGTTGATTATTTAGTAGTTGCTGGTGGTGGCGGTGGAGGTAGATTAGGTGGTGGAGGTGGAGCTGGAGGTTTGAGATCTACAGTAGATTCATCTGGAGGTGGAGCATCTGCTGAATCATCTTTATCATTAGCTACTGCAACAGATTATACAGTGAGTGTAGGTCCTGGTGGCGGTGGTGGTACAAGTTTAAATGGGTCAGCAACTAATGGCACAGGCTCAACTTTTGCTACTATAACATCTGATGGCGGTGGTGGTGGAGGTAATCATTCTTATGGAGATGGTGCGATTGGCGGCTCTGGAGGGGGTGGTTGTTCATCAGGCACTCAACATTATGGTGCATCTGGAACATCTGGACAAGGATATGCTGGTGGTAATACCGGTGCAAGCGCAAATGCTTATGGCGGTGGTGGAGGTGGTGGTGCTGGTGGTGCTGGAGCAAATGGAACATCAACAACTGGCGGAAATGGTGGTATTGGTGATCAAATATCTATAACTGGAACAGCTACATATTATGCTGGAGGTGGTGGAGGTGGATGCCAAAGTAGTTATACTCCCGGTACTGGTGGCGCTGGTGGTGGAGCAAATGGAACTGGTAACACATCTACTCCGAGTAATGCTACCCCTAACACTGGAGGTGGAGGAGGTGGTAGTGGATATACTACTGCTTTTGCAAATGGTGGTAATGGTGCATCTGGAGTAGTTATTTTACGTTATCCAGATGCTTATACAATAAGTGAAACAACATCACCAACTGTATTATCATTTACTACTGATTCATCATCGGTATCTGGATATAATATTACTACATTCACAGCTGGAGCAAATGGTACAATTCAATTCTCTACCTAAAAACATAAATAAAATAATAACTATATTTGTATAAAATTTAAAGACAATGGCAGTATTTAACGGAACTAACCTAATTTTAAAGATAGAGGATACAGCTCTAGGACATTCAACTAGCTGTACATTAACACTCAACAATGATTTGCCAGAGGCCACTACTAAAGATAGTAGCGGATTTCAAGAGGTAATTGCTGGAGTAATGTCTGGAGAGATCTCATTCGATGGATTAGTGGACTATAGTGATTCCGCAAATGCTATAGAATTAGCTGACTACTTATTGGCTAGAACTCAAATCACTTGCGTTTTTGGTACTACAACTACTGGAGATGCTATTTATACTGCTGAGGGTTTCCTTTCAAGCGTAGAAATGAGTGCTGAGATGGAGTCACCAGTAAGCTACAGCGGTTCTATAACTTTGACTGGATCTATCACTAAGTCAACCAACTCTTAATATAAAGTAACACATAATGGCAAACAAGAGGAGAGGGTATTATACCACTAAGCTAGGTGGGCGTAATGTTACGCTACATTTTAGCATGAATTTCTGGGCGAATTTTACAGAGATAATGAATGTGCCACTAGACAAAATAGGAGAACTATTTGCTGGTGGCGTTTCTATTTCAGCTATTCGAGCTTTAGTTTATAGCGCTATGCTAGCGCATGACCAGGAGGAGGGTAATGATATAGACTACAATCAATTTAAAGTAGGCGCATGGCTTGAGGATCTAGGCCAGGAGGAACTAGAGAAAATGATAGGCGCCATGATGGAATCTCGTATTTTAGGTAATGACTTAAATATGGGAATTGATCGCCAGGCTAAAAAGGTTGCTAATACCCAGGGAAAGCAGCAGCCGACTCCCTAACCTGGGATGACTTAGAGGACTATTATATAGGGCAAGTCGGCATTGATCCAGACAAGTTTTGGAATTACACCTGGAGAGAAAACCAGCTCCTGGGCGAATCCTATATGATAAAACAAAACCTGGAATGGGAGCGCATAAGATATGTGGCCACTATGCTGCATAATGTAAACTGTAGAAAGCGCAATCAAATGATCAAACCAGAGAAACTATTTCCACTACCACAGGACAAGTTTAACAAGGCGCAAAAACCTAAAGGAACTAAAGAGGATTATGAGAATTTTAAAGCCAAAGCTATTGCTGCTGGCGTGAAATTATAACACCCTTTTTTTTAGTATTTTTGTACTATGCAAGATCAAAAACTCAAAGTAAGTATTATAGGGGATGCTAGTAAGCTCACTACAGCTTTAAATAAGGCATCTGGGAAATTAGAATCTTTTGGATCAAAAGTAACTGGAATAGGTAAATCGCTTACTACCAGGCTCACATTACCTCTAGGAATCGCTGGAGGCGCTGCAATTAAAATGGCATCCGATTTTGAGGAGTCATTAAATAAAGTTAATGTAGCGTTTGGATCCGCCTCTGGAGAGGTTAAAGAATTTGCACAAACTACATTAGATCAGTTTGGAATCGCCCAGGGAACTGCTTTAGATATGGCGGCCCTATTTGGTGATATGTCAACCTCTATGGGATTGTCTGTAGATTCCGCTGCTGAACTATCTACCTCACTTGTTGGACTTGCTGGTGATCTCGCCTCATTTAAAAACATGAACATTGAGGAGGTTACTACTGCACTCAATGGCGTATTTACTGGAGAAACTGAATCTCTAAAAAGATTAGGAGTTGTAATGACTCAAGTCAATTTAGAGCAGTTTGCTATGCAGCAAGGCATAAAGAAAACCATAAAAGAGATGACTCAAGCTGAGAAAGTACAGCTGAGGTATCAATTTGTTATGGCTAAAACCGCCAACGCTCATGGTGATTTTGCTAGGACATCTGATGGAGCTGCTAACCAGATGCGGATATTCCAGGAGTCCATGAAAGAGCTAGGCGCTAGTTTTGGTGCTGTAATATTGCCAGCCTTTACGGAATTAGTAAAAGGAGCAAACAATATTTTAAAGACTTTTAAAAATTTATCGCCAGCATCTAAAAAATTAGTAGTTATTGTGGGTGGTATTGCAGCGGCCATTCCGCCTTTAGTATATGCTATTGGAACTCTATCGACTGCATTTGCGGCCTTAAATTTAGCTACAGGAGGTATTCTGTTGGCTCTAGGCGCATTAGCTACAGCTTTAATAGCGGTGGGTAAACACCAGGGACTATTAAGTACTATAAAGGATTTAAACGCTGAGTTAAAGGAAAACGAGAAAGCCATAAAAGCGGCTAGCGCTGCCCAGGATGGATCTGTTTCATCAGCTTTAAATCTACATCGAGCAGAACAAAAACTTTTAAAAACCAAATTAGAGCTTTTAAAGGTTGAACAGGATAAGGAGCAAGGATTAATTGCTAGCGCTTTAGGAATAGAATCTAAAGAATATAAAAGGCTAGCTGAGGAAATAGCTGCTACTGAGTCGGCAATCAAAAGATATGATATGTCTATCAGTGGCCTGGAAAAAAGCATAAAAAATACAACTAGCGAAACACAGGATCTGGGTACATCTTTAGAGGATCTTAGAAAAATAGAGCTGGCAAACTTACAAATAGAATGGGATCTACAGGCAGAGGCTAAAGAATTTGTAAAAGAATTTGATGAGGCTATAGGTAACGAGATAGCTGCTTTTGATATGACTTTTGCAGATGCTTTTGGCGATAAAATAGCTGAGGCATTTGATCCAGAGTCAGTGCCTGTGATTGATCCATTTGACACTGCTGATATTGATTTAGACAATATTTTAAATTCAGATGAGCATAAACAATTCATCGAAAAGATGGAAAATCTAAAAGATACAGCTCAAATGGTAGGCAGCGAGGTGGGCCATGCTTTTAATAAAATGGGACAATCTTTAATTTCATCACTAGGATTAGCGGAGTCTGGTTTCCAAGGATTTTTAAGCGGCATGATAAATACTGTATTACAGTTAATATCTATGTATCTATCTCAGTCTATTGCCTCGGCCATTGCTGGTGCTACAGCATCTGGAGCAGCTACAGGGCCTGGAGCTATATTTACAACTCCAGCATTTATTGCAACCGCTGTAGGTGGTGTGCTTTCAGCATTTGCAGCAATTCCAAAATTTGCAAATGGAGGTATTGTATCTGGGCCAACTATGGGCCTTATGGGAGAATATCCAGGAGCTAAAGCTAATCCAGAGGTAATTGCTCCACTAGATAAATTACAGGGCATGATGGGCCAAAGCAATCAAAATGTAAACGTAGGCGGAGAGTTTAAAATAAATGGCCAGGATCTAGTGGTCGCATTACAGAGAGCAGACAGAAATCGTAGCAGAATAAAATAAATAAATGGCATACGGAGTCA